ATCCAAGTATGATTGACGAGTAGCAATAGATTTGAGTGACATTTCATCAGCGCCAGATAAACCCATAACGCGGGTGTCGACCGTTACTTCTTGTCTCGAATGCAAACTAAGTTTGTCAACACTAGATGCTACGTCACTGTTGGCTGTCTCGCCCATCGTCGCGGGGCGCTGCTGAATTGGCTTGCCACCTTCCGCTTTAGCAATATCACCAAAGTCACTCTTGAGCGACGCACTAGTGGCGAAAGGACGCATGGGTTTCCCCGCAGTCGGTGAATGTGATTCCATACTACTCATTTGGATATCGCCCCCTTGCGGGGACAATGAAGAGCTGGGTCTTGAAGTGGGAATAGATAACTCAACGTCATCTGACCAAGCAAAAACACTAATCTTCACAGCACCAGCAAATCCATTAGCGTGTGCCAAGTTTGTGAGGCGCTGACAAACTAACTTGCCCGAGCCGATCCAACTCGAATCAACAACATTGAAAGCTTCAGTGCGACTCAGAAAAGGCAGGTGAATCTCTCCTCCCTCCGAAGTAGTAGGGTTAAGAAACAAATGAGGACGTTGCGAAGCTTCAACCAAATCGCGGGGGTCGTTACGGCCATACTTTGACAAATTGTCATAAGCATAAAAAGGCACGTATGATACAAGGGCGCGGCCGTAATAAAACCCGTTTCCAGTTATCGTAATCTTCACTTTCAGTGACGCTCGCAAACGAGCATAATTGCTTAAGCGGTTTACTACATGAGGTTGACTAAAGAAAGCATCCCAGGGATCTATTTCGAAGCCAAGTTCCTCACCAGGGTTCCATAATATCTCTTGTAACATGATAGGACGGCGAAAGAAATCTCCTAGGCTAAGTTGTGTTGCGTCTCCGCCTATAGTGTCTGAACTCATCGTTTGAACTATCTCTGTTTCCGCGCCTGGCGCACCATCATTATATTGTAACGTTTGATGCCAACTGACAGAAGGCTGAGTATTAACGTCATATGTAACAGTGCCGCTATGCGGTTCCAAAGTCGAGCCATCCAGCTCTTGTGCACTTAAGGTGTGCACCAAACCTTGTAATGAGGAATCGGAATCCTCTAGACCTTGATTTTTGTAACAATTGCCGGGTCTTCTGGTATTTCTGCTCTTCAAACCCATCAGAGCAAAACCTGCTGCCTCGGAGCTGTGCAGCGCGTCGTTCAAAATAAGAGCCTCCAGTGCTCCTCCTGTGGTAACCTTCTTATCTTGAGAATAGTGTTCGTGCCATTCGGCAACTTTGGTGTAGTAATCTTTATTTAGAGCAGGAACAACTAAACCTGCTAGGCTCACAACTCGAGCCAATTCCTCCCTTCTATGCTCATACACCTCCTGTCCGTGCAAGAAAAGCTCTCCAAGCGCACTCTCTACAACAGCACAAGCATGCTCGTGCATAGAAATTGCTGAGTGCTTATCGAAACAATGAAGACTCTTGAAAATAGAATCAATGTGTAAGGCTCCAACCCGAATTCCCAAAGCGTCATGGTAACAACTCCTGCGCTTAAGATACTCAGC